CAAGTAATATTCAAGTTACTGCCAAGGATTATGATAGAGCGGGTAATGAAGTAACAAGTGGAGAAAGTCTTGCGGAAACCGATACAAGTCTTGGTGGAACTATTAAATCGGGTATATCAAGAGTGACTGGTGTAGGTAAAGGGGCGATTGAAGAAGGATTAGACATGGCAGGTAAGGGAGCAACTGGTATCGCGGCAGCGGGTATTATCGGCGAAGATTTATATAGTGATTTCAAGTCTGGTGGTTGGGCATCTATGAACACTGGGCAAAAGATAGGTAATGTATTACAGATTGGTGGTGCGGTAAGTGATATTGTTGGTATGGCATTCCCACCTGCTAAATTACTGGGAGGTATATTAGATGTAACGGCAGGAGTAACTGATATAGCAAGTGAACAGGTTTCTGAAGGGACGAAGGAAAAAGACGCAGAAACACAGGAGCAATCGCAGTTAGAACAGGGTGTGGGGTCAGGGGCGGCACCGACACAAGTTACGGGACGAACACAATAAAATTTTTTTTTCTTTATGTTAATTTTAATATTGTTAAATCTAAAATGAGTTTGTATTGGAGAGCAGATGACAATGTTAGAGTTGGTGAAACTAAAATATCAATTCCATCAGAAAATGGACTTGAATATTCCCCAGGACAGAAGATCCAGTTGTATGTAGATGCTGGAACTAAATTCATGGATGGACGCGAAACTTACCTTCAAGCGGATTTCAAAATTAAACTACCTGCTGGTGTAACCCATCCTACCCGTCTTCAGTTAGATAAAGTCGGTGGATCTATTTTAATCAAGAATATCCGTATCTATGACGGAACTAGGGGCAATTTACTTGAAGAAGTATCATCATATGATACATATGTAAGTGTTAAGTATGATTACGATAAAGATAAGAATTTAGATAACTGGCGGGCACTTCGTGAAGGTGCTGCTGTTCATCAACCTGGAAATCGTGGTAATCAGGGAACTTCCCAAACACCTATGGCAAATACATTAACTAATCCTTATTTCAAGAGAACGACTGGTAATCAAAACGCCTCATTTACTGATGCTGATTTTGTTACCTGTAAGATGAACCTTCCAATCCACACTGGAATTTTTGGTAATAGTGAAACTATCTTCCCTCTTATGATGACACAGGGATTATACATTGAAATTGATCTAAATGATGCTCCTTCAGTCTTGAAGCAGTTAGATAGTGTAAACAGAAGTATTAGAACTAAATTGCTACCACATTTCCATTCGCTGAATGGCAGCGATGTTCCTGATGCCTTCGCCAACGGGGGGACATTAAGCAACGGAGCATCCATATATGTTACAACCGATAATAACATTACATCTGTTGATCAGTTCCCGATGGTTGTTGGAGAAACATTTAACTTTTGTAGACTTGATAACAATGCTTCTGTATCTACATTACTTGCTACTGGTGGGCATACGGAATCATTAGAAATAGAGGAAGTCAATCTTTCAACACTCGCGAACGATGGTGCTGGACTTATTGAAATCAAGATAAAACATGGATGTGGGAACAATGGATATAATATTTCAAATGGGGATCATGCTTTGTATTCAACTGCGATTGAGAAGGAAACATCATTTGATGCTTCATACACTCTATCCAATGTAAATCTTGTTGTATCGCAGGTTCATTTAGATCCAGGATATGAACAGGGTATGTTAAATAAAGTTCGGGAAGGTAAAGCAATAGAGTTTGATATTATGAGTCTTACTAATTATAAACATAGTATACTTTCAACTGATCGTCAAGTAACCTTCCAGATCTTCGCCAACAATTCAAGAGCGAAGTCGTTACTTGTTGTCCCAACGGACTCGTCAGTCTACAACTCCGCTGATAGGATCAGTGGTAAGACAGGATATGAAATCAAAGGAACTGCTGTATCAAATACATCAACTCTTACAAAGGATTCACAGGATGGATCTATTGTAAGTAATCGTAGTGGATACACTGGTATCAGCGACAGACTATCAAGTGTTCAGTATACTATGAATGGTCGTCGTGTCCCATCAAGGGAAGTATCATTAAAGAAGATTGCTACAAAGAAATCTATTGATAGTTTCCATTTATATGAACTTGAGAAGTGCCTTGAAAATGCTGGTATTACTCCTAAATCATTCAGTTCTTTCCAAGATAACTTCTGCTTTGGTAGAGGTTTTGGTGTCCTGAATGGTGCTGCTGATCTTCGTGGAACGGACCTTGCTGTAATCCTGAAATACAATGAGAGTGATGCTCCTACAAAAGGGAAGTTATTTAACTCGTATGTATTCCACTTGCGTCGCCTAATGATAAGGGAAGGCGGTGTAGATGTTCAGTTCTAAAGTTTTTTTATTAATTTAATATTTATGAATCTTATATAAATACATTGTAAAATGACATCAAGATATATAGAGATCCGCCCTGATAACATTCCCGCCGATGGGATTATTTCATTCAAAAATGGTTTTCCTGTTCTTTCATTTACGATATCTGCCCAAGAAGGTTTACTAGATCCCCGAAGTGTGCGTATTGTTGGTGACTTCAAGGTATTCAAGGATAACCTTAATAACCCAACACCAGTTCGTGCTGGTGATAACCTTACTATGAACAATCGTCTTGGTATCTACAACATTATTGATAGTCTTACTATCCGTTCACAGAAGTCTGCTTTGATCTGTGAAAACATTCGCCACTATGCCAAATTTATGAACTCTTACCTCGCTCTTACTTCGTCCCTTCAAGATCAGATGGGACACCTTCAATCAACATGCCTAATTTACCCGAATGCCGAAGCATTCCGTAAGAATGTTATGGAATCGCCAGCAAACGCAAGTAAATCCAACTCTTTCTCTTTCCACGTGCCATGTGGTTTCCTTCAATCGGGTCAAATGGTAAATCTTCGTCAAGATGCCTTCGGTGGAGTTCAGTTAGAATTCTTGCTTCAACCCGATGTAAATGTAATGTATGCTACAAATGGATCTTCTTTGAATGTTGAAGATGCGCATTACCAGTTATCCAACCTTAAACTTACGTGTGAAGTAATGGATATTCCTGCTGGATCGCCACCCGAAGCATCAGGTGTATATGAATTCAATACGATTACTTCATTGTATACATCTATTAATTCAACGAACGCACAACTTCAATACAATCTTGCGCTCCGTAATGTTCTATCGGCATTTATGACGTTCTGCCCTGTGAACCATATTAATACTATTACTGCTGATAGCACGCCAACTACTTATCCCCAAGGTAAGACAAGTGTTACTGATATTGCTGAAATCAAGAGAGTTCAGTTCCTCAAAGGCGGTTCTAAATATCCTGCCGACTTTGATTTCGTCAATAACTTTGTTACTGATGCTAATGTAACTCTACCTGATCCCCAGATTGTAAAGGGATTATATGATGCTATTGTTCCTGAAGGATCTATGGGTAAATATGCTATTTCCCCAGTTAACATGAACAGGGAATACAACTTAACTACTGCTGCTACTGAAACATCATATTCTAACATCGCAGAAGGTGGATCTGTTATGGCACTCGGTGTCCGCTATGGTATTGGTGGAGCAGGAGAAGACTTTTCTACGGAGCAGTTCGGTGTATCCATTGACAGCGAGAAACTCATAGATAGTCCTACTGGTGTATTCATCTTTGTCAAGGCGAAGGCACAATTGGTATACTCTCCTAACGGAGTCCAATTAATCCAATGATGTAATTTTGTTTTCTAATGTTATTGTAATTTTTTATCCTACATATGATAATTTTATTATGTTAATTTATCATAAACATGGAAGTAGATAGCAGCGCCTCATCCCCAACTAACGAAGTAATCCCCAACTTTATTAAATTAGATCAAATCCCCGTGAACTATATTCAGCAGGTTGAAACCGATTTACTTGAACCTGTCGTATTCAATCAGGGTGGAACGACTAGTGATGGATTCACTAGATTTACCTTACAGAACAAAGGTTTCCTTCATTCCCACTCAAAATTGTTTATTTCATTACAACCGGCAGCATCAGTAACTGATGGATATGTTCCTCCACATGTAGGTATCGGACAAGTTATCAAGAAAGCAGTATTCAAGGTTGGTAATAAGGTCTTGAATGAATTAGATGAATGGGCAGGTCTTTTTGCTATTAAATCATCTTTGATTACTAATGAAGTTCAGTTAGAACGTGAACAATACACAACTGGTCGTGTATTTAATAAAGGTTTCGCATACAATGATGGATCTAATGTAAATGCTTCATCAGTCTTACTTGACAATGGTATGGAACCTGATGATGCTAATGATATTGAATCGCCTAACTGGGCGAAGTTTACTCATTTAAGTTCTGATGAATGCCCGACGTATCAGTTAGATTTAAGTGATCTATTCCCTTTCCTTAAAGTGAACCAACTCCCACTATACATGATGGATGAAGCAATTAATATTGAACTTACTTTCCAACCGACTAAGGACTATCGTCTTCAAATCGCTGCTGGTCAGGGACCTAATCAGGAAATGAACATTGTTCGTAATGATCTTAAGTTCTGTGCTGATTACATCTTCTACGGAGCAACCGACCAAATGGAACGTTACAAGCAGGCAAATCAAGATATGTCATTTACCTTCGTTGATTATCGTGTTATAGAACACACAACCAATGCTACGAAACTGGCGGGAGGTATTATTCAAAACCTTGGTATGGCAAATCGTCAAGTTCCAAGAGTGCTTGTTACATTCCCCGTTGATAGCGCTACTTACAATGAAGATAGTATTCTTGGTCAGTATGTATCGCGTTGTCCTCAGGTCAATGCCTCTGGTAATAAACCACAGAATACTGAATACAATATCCGTTACAATGATCGCTTTGAATTTACGAGTGATGTTGATAATACTGCTCGCCTTATGTCTACCTTTACGGAAAGTGAAGGTGTTCCGTATGTTTCAAGAACTGACTTCAGCGATGAAGGTGTATTTGGTAAATACAGCGATGTATTTAAATACAATGGTCGTGTGCTAGGTAATGCTCCTGCTGATGGTCCTGGCGGATCCATTCAAGGGCATTTCTTCAA